CTGTCTCATAAAACTTCTCGAAAAAGTCCAAGAACGCAACGCTGTCATTACGAGCACCGAAGTGCTGGTCTGTGATAATAGCTACTTTCATTCAGCGCCCTGATACATTTTAAGTTCAATAAAGAGTTCACCGAGTTCCTTGACGTAGGCTAACGCCATATCAAGGTTCGAGAACGACTTGAAGGTTGCCATAGACGAACCTTCCGCTTTGTGAGTTACTCTGTAATATGTCAAATGAAACCAACCTTTCGTGAAGACTTAGCAACGCCAGTTTGCTCAGACTGTTTGTTAAAGATTTCAGCGATACTGTATGTTTCTTTATCAGCCACCAACTCAACTTCTAGTTTATCAGCTAGTTGCTTAGCTTCAGTTGGGTTCAACTGATCGAACGTAACAATATCAAAACAACGACCTGGACGAATCAACGCCGAGTCAATGTCGCGGATACTTGGAAGGTTAGTAGAGAAAATCATCTTCTTACCTTTTGTAGTAACCAAACCATCACCCACGTTCAAGAAGCGGTGCATCATTGTGTTACCGTCTGAACGAGACTTCAAGAAGGCGTCAGAATCTTCCAACACCATAACGTTTGTGTCGTCTTCGATAAAACGAGCGAACAAGTAATCCTTCTCTAGGATAGCTGCGTCGTATGTAACCATGGCGCTTGAGTCAGTGTGCGACAACAAGCCACGGATGAACGTAGTCTTACCAGTTCCTGGAGGTCCAATTAAAAGTAGGATGTTGGCAGAAGATGCCATGAAGCGTTCGTAGTACGAAGCTAGAGTTTCGCCTTTGAGGAATGGATACATCTCGTCGCATGGGAGACGTTCGCGGTTCAAAGGCACGTTGACGGAGTTACCGTCAGCTGAATAGATCCACTCGATGTGAGAAGTTACAATGTCGAATTTGTCTTCAACGAGGTCAATGATTTCTTCGCAGAAGTCTTTATCGCCGTGTACTCGAACTGAAGTAGAGTTGGAGTTTACGCTGTACGTGATATAGTTGAGTTCTTCTTCCATGATGATGAAGCCTGATGATGAACTACCTTGAACTTGTAGGTCACCGTCAAACTCAGTTTCAACCCAGTCTTTCCATGATTGACGGTTAGCCAACACAGTAGTTTCACGTTGAAGGGTTTGCTTACCAGCTTGTACACGCTTCTGAAGAATCTCAGAAGTAATCAAGTCATCAAAATCGGATACACCGAGGAATATCTTATCAGTCATAATATCTTTCAAATTAACATTTGCTTCGTAAGCAGCTTGAGTCCAAGACTTTAGTGTTCGTCCAGAACGTTGGCTTCTACGAAACCGTCTAGAACTTCTACGTCGTACAGGCGGTGCCACAGCACCTTGCGCCAAACTATTCAGTAAGTCCCTTATCGCTTTGTTCGCCATAATCATTTCCATCATTTATAAATTGATCCAAAGACACCGTTTTGGATTTCTTCTTTGAAGTCTTCTTCTCAGCGAATGACGAGTCGAAGGTTCCATGCTGTTGCATGAATTCCAAATAGGCATTATGGTATTCACCATCATCACCCTCTTGAAGTTCAAAGGCTTCAAAAGGCATATCTTGAATCAACTTACCCTTAATATATGACTGCTTCTTTTCCTTCTGAATCCTACGCAAGAACGCATAGTAGATAATTTGGGTGAAGTAAGCAAACGGATTACTGGATTTGTCAGGGTCGAAATTATGTGAGTACATAATACAGTTTTCGATCCCGTCAAGTACCATATCGTCACGATACGAGTAGTTGATGAAGTTAGGTTTGTAAGCTAAGTGATTAGCGATCTTGAGGATACACTCTCCAACATAGTTGGGAAGTCTAGGTTTTTCCAAACCTTTCTCCTCGGCTTCTACACACTTCTTTTTGTGTTCAATAAGTGCCGCTAGAAACTCAGCGTTGTTGACGTAATGTGCCATTCAATATCTTTCCTCTTGTTATTCGAGGCATTATCATAAGTATACGCTAACAATGAAAAAAAAGCAAATTTATCTTTCCAACTTTCGAAGGTACAAGATTTATTTGCTTTTTATTTGACTTTAATGTATTATTACTGTGTTGGGGTTGATGCTGATAAGTCTATTGATTCTAGTGTTTAGTGTCATTACCCTTGACGAATACTCTCTTGTCTTCATCTTCCTCGTCAACGACAGGCGCTGAAGCGATAGCTTCCAGAAGATCTAATCTCCTTTGAATCTCTTCAATGGTCAGCTCTTCCAAATCATCGAAGCCTTCCTCATCAAAGTCATCAGCCGAAGGCGCTTTATGGAAGATGATTTCGTCATAGCTTTTCAGAAAGCTCTTGTAGTTCGCAATGAACTGCTTATGCATCTTCTTGATGTACACAATATGAGACTTTTCCAACACAAATGATGTCGTTTCACTGAACGGACAGTAGGGAGCTGCCGTTACAGATTCTTTATTAAGCTCTGGGATTATTGTGGTTCGGATTGTAATTGGATAATCAATCTTCACGAACTTCTCGTCTTCACCCTCAAAGATTGCCATTAGTTGCTCGCCCGTTATGAGCTTAAGAACTACGCAAACATCATCATCTTTTATCACAAAGATACCTCTACCATTTTCAACTTAAACTGTTCTTCGACATAAGTCTTGTAACGTTCAGCTGCATGGTTCAACGTATGATTCTTCCAAGACTTCCAGTGAAGGTCGTCGGCGATATCATACAAGTTACAAACTAGCTTACCGTCTTTCAGTCGTAGACCACGACCGATGGATTGTAAGTTACGAATTTTGGATTTAGATGGAGACGCAAAGATAACATTCTCAATAGACGGTATGTTAATACCCGTGGAGAACGTACCAAAGGACGCGATGATAATCGCGTCGTCTTCACCTTCTGTTATATGGCGAATTGATTCTCTATCAGCAACATCAGTGCCGCCGTGTACAAAGAAAACTTTTCTACCATCATGAACTTTATTCTTGATTAGGTCATGTAGAACTTTACCGTGCTTTTCAACGTATTGAAAAAGGACCAGCGTGTTGCCTTTAGAATTTACTGCCAGATTACGGATAAACTTGTTACGCTTTTCATAGCCTACAAGGAAATCCATTTCTTCCTGGTACGAGTTTTTATTTCGTTCTTTTCTGACCTCATCTGAATATTTCATTATCAGACACGTTATATTTAGCGTTGTTAATTTCCCTGAATCCATTAGAGCCTTGGTAGTCGTAACTCTATGTACTGGTCCAAAGATACCTTCAAGAACTAGCTGGTGAATCTTTTTGTTATCCAACGTACCTGTAGTTCCTACACGGTAACGGATAGTGTCCATCTTCTCCATAACGCCAGTAAGTGACTTGGCTTTAAAGTTATGAGCCTCATCTCCAAACATAACATCGAATTGTTTAAACCAACTCTTGGGTTGTAAGTAGATAGACTGCCAAGTTGTAATCAGTACATCCTTGGTAAACTCTTTAGGGAAGCCGCTGTATAACTTTTGACAGTGAGCTCCAACTTTGAAATCATTGGCTGAAGAATAGTCTTCAAAGTCAGCATACATCTGTTCAACTAGCGAAGTAGTTGGAACAATCAAAATACACTTACGACCTTCGTTCATATGCCAACGCATAGTTGTGTAGATGATAAAAGACTTACCTGACGCAGTTGGAGAGATCAGTAGTGTACGCTCTTTACTCAAAGCAGTCTGTACGGCTTCAACTTGATAATCGCGAATTTCGATGGGCTTTCCGCGACCCATAGGCTTCAGCCACTCAGCAAACTCGGTAACTAACTCGGTTGTAATCTCGTTGTTAGCTACAATATCTGGTGTTTTGAGCGTTAGCGTATAGTTGTTACGCTGACAGAATTTAACGACATAATCGAGAAGACCTATGTAAATTGTCTTACGAACTTGGTCATAGAGGCGTACCTTACCGTCCCAGAGTCTTGCTCTGAATTGTGGAGTGTATCGGGCACCTGGATATTCATAGGTGAAGAAGTCCGCGAGCTCTTGCTCAACAGATGCGTCGCCGTAGATGCGCATATAGACTTCGTCTAGTTTCTCAATTGTTAATGTAGTCATCACATACCAGCTAAAAACTTCTTCCATTCAATTGCTGACTTTAGTTGCCAGTCACGGGCTTTGATTTGCCCCAAAATGGATTCAAGAAGATAAATCATAGTCTCAAGATAATCAATCTTAATTCGTTGTGTATTTAGGTCGGTGTCGCCTTGGAGAAATTCATCCATCTCATTCTTGAGTGGCTTGACACCTTGCCATTGTTGCCAACCAAGGTTGACGAGTTCATCCCTACCGAGTTCGCCTCGATAGTATCTGAACTTGTTTTTACGCAGGGTGTTGTAGTCTGCAGATAGCTTAGTGTGTTTCAACTTGACGTTGACTAAAAGTCGAACGTACTTAGCGTGCAGTTTGGGAGTTTTAGTAGCATGTTCACCGAGGAAGTTATCGTCGATTATGCTGTCCTTATCCCATTCATTCTGAATGTCATCAAGTGTCATAATATCTCCAAAAGCCTAATTAGGCATCAATAGTAAAGTATGAGTATTTAAAAGTGGCAGAGCCGATTACATAGTTCACGTCCATGGCAGTTGATTCAAACTGTACAGGGTCTAGTGAAACTGGGAACACGTCATAAAATTTAAACGAGTTCGTGGCATTGTTTTGAGCGTCAAGTACGCCTACAGTCGCATCAGAATAGTTACGAGCCAACTCTGAGTATACAGAAGTAGAGCCTTGCTTATTCATGAAGTTCTTATACTGGTCATGACTCTCTGGAAATCCTAGAGCTACCATCCAATTGAAGATAGCTTTGTAGTTAGCCATCTTTTCATCAACTAAGAATGAAACCGTCAGTTCCGAGAACGTCATAATTTCACCTGGAATCGCTCTGTTAGAGAACGGGTTCATCTGGTCAATTGACGCTAGGGTAACGCTGGGAATCGAAACACGTTGGCAAAAGAATGACACCTCTGGTAACTTCGTAATAGAGAAGTTAAAGCCATTGGGTGATAACGGGTTTAAATTAGAGGGTGTTAGGCATTGGTCTGTCATAGTATTATTTAGCTCCATGTAAAAAAGGGATCCCGAAAGATCCCTTTAAAGTACCGCTTCTATGTCGGCTTATTTAAAAACCGACTAGTCGATTACATTAGGTTAGTAACCTTAACGCGACGGTAGTAGTAGTTAGCATCAGTAGTCAAGTTGTCTTGACCGTTAGTGCCGTCATCCAAGTTAATGAATGGGTTAGCAACTAGACCGTAACGAGTCTTGAAACCAATTTTAGGTTGGAAGCTGTTAGGATCAACAGCGCGAACCATTTGCAATGGAACGTATGGGCAGTAGAACAAACCAGCGTCGAATGCAGAAGTACCCTTGTAACCAGCAACGAAGTATTGGTCGTTAGAGATGTTAGCAGCATATGGATCAACATACACTTTGTACTTGCCGTTTAGAACACCAGCGAAAGTAGTAGAAGTGTCGTCAATGTTCAAGCTAGAGTTACCAGCCAAAGCAGGAGTGTAGTCAAGAACACCAGCCATCGCCAATGCAGACGCAACGTCAGCAGAAGTGATGATGAAGTTCGCACGACCACGACGTGTCAATTGACCAACAGCGTTCGCTTCGCGTTCGATTTGGAACAATAGACCTTTGAATTTTTCAACAGACCAACGACCGTTAGAGTCAACGTCCAAGTCGAAAGTACCAGCAGTAGCAGTACCAACTTGAGCACCAACCTTAGCAGTACGATACACAGTACGCACAACTTCACGGTTGATTTCAGTCAAGATTTCTGCAGACAAAATGTTAGACAATTCGCCTTCAGCGTCCAAACCATGCACAGACTTCATGTCTTGTGCTAGTTCGATAGAGTATTCTGCCTTCAAAGCACGAGTCTTTGCAGTAACAGAAGTCTTCTCGATAGAGAAAGCCATTTGACCGAAAGTACCGTCACCAGAACCGCCTTGACCCAAACGCTCAGCAGCGTCAGTAGCCATACCAGTACCGTTAGTTTGAGTACCTAGAGTAGAACCGTTCAAAGGAGAAGAGTGAGTACCAGTACCAGAGTAGTCAGAATCGGCTTCGTTGAACAAAGCTTCAGTACCACCCATAGAACCGTAGCGAGACTTCATAGCGAAGATCAAGCCAGTAGGTTGAGTCATTGGTTGCACACCAGCGATATCATAAGCGATAAGCTGAGGCATTGCACGGCGAACCAAGCTGATCAACACTGGATCAAACTTAGCCATACCACCTGTGTCGCCATAAGAACCAACAGCGTTAGTTGGTGCAGTTTCGAACAAGGCTTCTTGTTGCTTGCGCATTTCGCGTTCTTGGTTTTCCAAAAGAACAGCAGTAACTTCCTTACGGTAGTTGTCTTTAAAAGCTGGAGCAGATTCGTGGTTTAGAATCGGTGCCCACTTTTCCATTAGTTGTTGACGAGTTGTCATTTTATTTTCCTTTAGTAAAAAATTATTTTGTCATCGCATTTAGATAACGTGCCATTGAAGGGTCGACTTTCTTAGTCACTTCTTCAGACAAGTTCTCCACTGGAGCATCAGTCACTGCAGAAGAAACTTCGGCAGTAGTTTTGTTAGTGAAATAGCTTTCACGAATAGTCTTTACTTTAGTTGCGAAAGTTTCAGCATCTTCAAAAGATAGCTCTTCTACCAAGCCTTGGAACTTTTCAGTTTCAGTAGCAGATAGACCTTCGGCAGATTCGCGAACAATTTGTGCCTTAGCAGTTGAAGCAAGAGACTTGCTCAATTCTACGTTAGTAGCAACTTGTTCGTTCAGCTTAGATTCAAGACCAGCAATAGTCTGTTCCATTTCGCCAAGTACGTCATACTTTTCTTCTGGAACGTCAATATAATGTTCTTCAAACAAGCCCTTCATGCCGTTGATAAAACTCTCAACGATTTCAGACTTAATACCATGCTCAAGGGCTAATTCATTTTGTGCAATCCACTGCTCGGCGATGTAGCCAAGGTATCCATCAACTTGTTCAACAAGACCCTCAATACTCTTAGCAGCTTCTTCTTCAAGTTTAGCTGCAAATTCTTCTTCGATACGAGCAACTTCAGTATTAACGCGAACCATAACGGCTGCTTCGAAAATAGTAGTTGCTTTCTCTTTAAATTCTTCAGATAGTTCTTCACCAGTAAATAGTGCGTCCATATCTTCTTTCACGCCAGCTTTAACAGCATTGCCCTTGCGGACAGAAGATTGATCACCGTTGTGTGGGTTCATAGAACCGCCTGGTGCTTCTTCAGCTTGCTTTTGCGAGTCAACGTTGTTACGTGCATTGTCAGGGTTCTGTACAATAGCAGCGGGTGCAACAGCGTCGCCTTTAGATGGGTTAGTTTGGTCACCAGACGTTGCGTTAGCAGTTACGTCCTTAGCGCCAGATTCTGCACCATCAGGTTTAACTTTAGTTTCATCTAATTGTTGAGCGCGAGACTCAGCAAGTAGTTCAGCGATTTTTTGTTCGATAGACATCGTTTTCTCCTAACTTGGATAGTTCTATTAAGTTATTTATAAATTATTTAATTTTACTCAGGAAACTTTGAAAAGCTAAAACCTTAGCTTCTTGCAAATTACGCGAAGATGCTTTACGAATTTGCTTTTGCATTTCCTCAATATTCTGTTCCACGAATTTTCCATCCACGAAAATCCACTCTTTACTTTCCATGATACCACGGACGAAAGCGTCAGGAGCGGAAGGGTCAGCAACGATGTCAGCAGCAGTTGACAACATGAAATCGTTCTGTACTACGTTTACACCTTCATTGTTCATTTTTAGTGAACCTAGTGCACGGCTAGAAACACCGAGGTTAGCGCCACCGTCTAATAGACCGCGAGCGATATTACCCATAGGGGTTTCCATAATCTTAGCCTTGCCAATCCAGTTAGTACCTTCTTTACGAAGAGACGTAATCATGTGAGAGACACGGTCAAGGTTAATTGATGGAGAATCTGGGTGACCTAGTTCACCGTAAGCACGGTTCTTTTCAACCGTCTCTTTGATGTAACGGTTTACCTCAGCATCCATTACAGACTCTGGATACATACGACCGTTACGGTTCTTTAGGTTAGACTGAAGGAATACACCTTCAATGAAGTAATCTTTTTTACCGTTCTTTGTTGACTCAACGATACAGTTAGTTGTGTCAAAGACTTCTTTAATTAGATACATGTTTATACCTTATCTGGAGAACCGCTCATAGTAGTGCTAGCGCCAACGCGAGTAACGTCATCGTATGCACCGTAAGTAGCAGTCTCAACTTTAGTGTCCCAACCAGCAGTCTTGCGCAATACCAAGAACCCTGATACGTCTTTAGCCACGCCGTTAGTTACAACGATGTCGAAAGTGTTATCATTAGTAATTGGAATACCCCAAGAGTTAGCTTCCATATATGGAGCGTTTTCTGGAGCACAAGCAATAACAATTTTACTGTTACGGTTGATAGTTACTTTAGAACCTAGCTCTCCCGAGATACTCCACTTAACGATGTTAACAATTGGTGCATCTGAGTTTCTAGCTTGAGAACCAGCAGTTAGGTTAGCAATAGTAATAGTGCCAGACTCAGCTGCAGAAGATGTGAAATGAACCACAGTTTCTTGGTTTGTATTTTTGACAGTGGTAAATGTCATTGCCATATATTATCCCTCTAGTTTTTCAAGCGCATGAAGGAAGTTAGTTTTACCTTCTCTCATGTACTCGATAATCTCTGTTTTTCCTTGCAATAGTTTATTTAGGCGTTCTTGCGTTGCCTCGGAAATTGCGACAATAGACTCGTCTTGCAAGATATAATGAACCTTACCTTCGATCAAACGATCAAGTTTGTTATACTTACGAAGCTCGCAGATAACTGGGTCCACTGAAAAAATATTAGAAGAAGCCAATTCCAAGTATGTCTCGATTAGAGTATCGGTGACTTTAACATCATGATACTCTTTGATAATCTCAGCGACCTTAGTATCTGGAATCTCTTCGTATGTCTCTTTTACGACTTCTTCCTTCAATGGTCTTTTGATCTCCGTAATACCATTACGGATTTGTAGAGAGTTTAGGAATTGTCCGTAGTACATTATTCTTCTGTAGTTGGCTCAGCTGCATCAACTTCAGGTTCTGGCGGTTGAGCGTTGAACATGTTTTGTGCGATTCGAACACGCATGTCGTCCAACTGAGAAGAAATCTTTTCAGCCATAGCTGAATTGAAAGCCGACTCAGTGGCAGTTGCGTCGCCGTTAGCGATAGCGTTGATCAATTCAAGAGTAGTAGTCATTTATTCATCCTTAGTTTGGCCAGCTTGCTTTCTTCGCAGCAGGCTTTGATTTAGTTTTCGATTCAGATTTTGCCTCATCGGCGTCACCAGAAGTTTGAGTCTGAGCTTCTTGAGCTGCAGCGGCTTGTGGTTGGTTAGTATCTTGTTGAGGTTGCAACTTAGCTTGTTGTTCAGCAGCAGCCATTTGTTGTTGCTGTTGGAACTCCATAGTAGGTTGCTGTTGAGCTAGGTTCTGTTCACCCTTATTCTGAGCAAACGAGATATTAGTAGCCAAACTATCCTTGATTTGTTTATCCATCAACTTGATATCATCATCAGACATGCGCAATAGGTTACGCTTTACCCACTCATCAGAGTAGTAACGTCCAACGTATGGATCAATCTGTTGAAGTAAAGTAACACGTTGAGTTAAAATCTCAGCGTCCTTTAGTTCAGAGTAATGGTTATCTTCCAAGAAGTCGAAACGAATGTTGTAACGCATATCGTCCCACTCTTCGATCTTAATGATGTTCTTAGCGACTAGCTGAACCTTAAGAGCTTCCAAGAATAGAACGGCGAACTTCTTACGAAGGCGCACAATGAACTTGTTAAACTTAACTTCGTCACGGGTGATTTCGTTAGAGCGTCCAATAGAGAAGCCTTGTGACTGTTGTAGTCGGCTAATTGGAACGTTCAAAGAACGATACAGTTTGTTTTGGAAGTATTCGATATCTTCAATTGCGCCGAGGTTTTGACCGCCTGGCAATGTAGAAATCTCAGTACCCTTACCACCTTCACGGCGAGGCATCCAGAAGTCTTCCATCATAGACAGGTGACGACGGTCATCGCGTGTTTCACCAGTAGTTGCGTCATAAACAATCTTGTTACGGAACTTGTTCATGATATCGTTAACATACTGTTCAGCCTTCAACTTAGGAAGGTTGCCCACGTCAACGTAGAAAATACGGCGTTCAGGTGCACGGGAAATACGATAGATGACCAACGAGTCTTCGATCATCTTTAGTTGGTTGGTAGGTTTGATAGCCTTATGTAAGTGGCTCATCATCATACCTGAATTGGAATCAACCATACCAGACGGGCAGTGCACAACTGAGTCTAGGGGCATCTTAATACCCTGTGTTGATTGTTCAGTAATACCTTTATCATTGAAAAGGTAGAACTCTTCCATAGTCTTTACAACGTCAACACCGTATGGTGTCTTTTCTTTCTTGATGCTCTTGATTTTACGGATCTTACGGGGATCGATATATCGGAGTTCAGCAATGCCTTGTTTGACATTGTTTTCATCGAAAAGAATCTGATAGTAAAGACGACCGTCAATATACCACTGACGGAAAGTTTCGTGAGCACGGTCATTGAATTTCAATAAACGTAGAATCTCATCGAACTCATCTTCAATTCGAGACTTGATTCCAGCAGAAACTTTAAGGTCGTCTAGGACGATCTCGATCGGGCGTTTAGCCTCGTCTGCTACAATAGCCTCATTGATAATATCCTCGATCGCCATATCGCAATCGGAATATTGAGAAACTTCACGGTAACGACGGATTAGGTCGTTCTCGTTTTTAACGGATGCGTCAAGATCCATAACCACGCCATAAATACCACCAGCATTCACGCTGGTGTTAATTACAGTCGAGCCATCTTGTGTTGATGGGGGCACCACCGAAGGCAGTGCCCTGTCATCTTTCTTACGACTTATTTCAAAGCCAAAAAGCTGCATTATAAAATATCCTTCTTATTAAACTGGGAAGCTACCAATTGGAGTATTGATAGTAGTACTGATACCGAAGCCAGCACCAGCGCCTTCATTAGAAGTGAAGAAGTTGTAAACGAATTCAACGTCGAATTGTTCAATTGCGTTTT